TACCGTGTCTTACCAGACCCGGGGGAGCCATACAACCAAGTTGTATGAACCTCCCGTTCTATTGGAGCTATGGAGAGATTTTGGAGACGTTCAAGCGCACGGATCGCCGGAAGGAGCTGCGGTTGTTCTTGTACAACCTCTATTATCGCCCTTCCAGCTAGGACTGCTGCTGATGCAGCAGCCCAGTCAGTTCTTTCGCCCTGACGGGATATTTCGCCATACTCTTTAAAATCCCCATCTTCCTTACAATAGTCGGAAGCCCGCTTTGCGGTCCCACGCCTTACCTCAAAATGACACTCACCCATTAGCTTCTTAAAGTTTGACCAATCCTTACCCGGGGACCGGGGATTCTCAAACTCTATATATCCCTGTAAATGTGGTGTTCCGCTGTCCCCCACTTCCTTGCCGTAAACCAAATAGCCTACTGACTTAGCCAAGTCATCTAGTCGTGCGCAGTCCTCAAGCTTCCAGTTATTAAGAGTAAAACATACATTACGAACTTTGGCCGGAACAGAAGTGAGCGGAACAGAAGTCGCCATAGGTAATACTAAACTATGGCTACTTCTTTTTTATTGGATGTTCCACCTTACCCTTCCGGGGGAGTCTTCCAGACGGCGCCCCCTGTTTCGTTCGCCCCCCCGGGTGCGACCGATTTTCGCGAGCGAGTCCTCGACCGCAAGCGGTCTGCGGAAGTGGCTTCGCCACACTGTGGGGGCAAGCTCCCTTTGGGTCGGCCCCCACGCTTCGCCTTGATTTATTTTAAGCATCATCAAAAGTCAGACTAGTTCGAAGCGTAACCGAAATGTCCTGATTAGCAACATCGGGGGCTGTCTGATTCTGATGGTAGTATCCGAACACCATGAATGGTGCGTATCCTTTAGGGTAGTAGATAGTTCTAGGGGTATTTGTGTCCTCATCATACGTTAGAGTCTTCGGCACCTTTAAGTTAAAGGACAGCCGCTTCTTAATATGATTACCATAAATCGGCTGGTTCCCACCCGTTGTACTGTCTTGAACAGTACCCGTATTCTTTCCCAGCAAAAAACTGCCCTGCTTAAGAACAGTATAGCGTGAAGGGCATACGGGAATCATCGAATCAGCAACGTACCCGTTAAATCCCTGCCTCTCTGCAGAGTCTCCTGTACGAAGAAGAGAATTACCAAGATTTAACAGCGTAAGATTACCAATGTCTTTTACGTCCTTAGACTGTAGCACATAATATACTACGACTAATGCGGACGAACGAGCTACGTCGGTCAGACACACATCTGCCTGAATACGAAGACTACGTGGAGAAATCTTCATTCCCTCACGCTCGTATGTTGCAGAGTCCCCTTGGGATTGGACTAACTTAGGCAACAGACGGATAATATCGCCCGTACCAATCTGACTATTATACGGGGTATTATTCTCAATAATCTCGCTACGAAACTTAGTTTCTTGCTCACGGGCCATAACACTCTTAACAAGAGCAACTACAGCCTTTTTCGACTTAGGCGCCGCCGCTCGCTTCGCAGCACGACGGGCCTTTACCATTGCCGGAGGAAGTGCTGGGCCAAAAACCTTTCTACGTCCCATTATATACTTAATCGAAACATTTTATTTCGGAGATTCTCCGCACCAGCGCACCTCTATTAGAGGCGTAGCTGTAAAATGTATCGGGGTGCGCATTGGTCGTGATAAACACCTTTGTCCAACGAGCACCTACATATCCACCTTTAACCGGGACCCGGTACTTATACCGGTCTAAAACCTTGAGTAGTTCTTGAAATGGAATATCACCCTCAAAGTCGTCAAATAGTAGAACATCTTCACCGGCATAGCCGTCCCACCAGCTACCTGATGGTTTTGAATATACGTTAGGATAAGTATCCCATACGTACCGTGTCTTACCAGACCCGGGGGAGCCATACAACCAAGTTGTATGAACCTCCCGTTCTATTGGAGCTATGGAGAGATTTTGGAGACGTTCAAGCGCACGGATCGCCGGAAGGAGCTGCGGTTGTT